TGATCTGTCAGTGCTCGACTACGCAGTTGACAACATTGTGCAGTATTTCGACGAAGGCACTGGAGCGATCATCCAGTACAACGGCGAAGTCATCTCAAACAACGCCAACACTTTTTCGATCAAAACATTAAGACCGCCTGGAGGTAATGATCTTGGTAATTTTTTAGATGATGGTCAGTATTACGGCGACCAATACGCAAAAATCGCCGAAGCATTTATCTATAACGAGATCACGACCACGGCCACACAAGCTGAGCACAGCGTGTCCTATATCAACAATGTGGCTCCCAATAAGGATGTCCCTGATTATGACTCGCTGGCGATTGTTGGCCTGAACATTCGCGCTAGTACTGAGATCAACAACCTGGAACAATTCTCGGCTTATGTGAATCAGGGCCTGAATGCGACTTCAAATTTCCCTGAAGTGCTGTTTGATCTGCTGACGAACAAGCGATACGGCACCGGCTCAATCATGTCGCCGGTCCAGATCGACAAGCCTAGTTTCGACAGCGCAACTGACTTCTGCTACCGGAGGCGGTATTTCTTTGACGGTGCTGTGATCGAGCGGACCAACATCCGCACCTGGGGCGCTGAGCGTGCGCGTGATTTCCTGCTGGACTTGGTGGTTCAAAACGGCAAATTTGGTCTGCAACCGGTCGCCAGCTTCGACGGCCCCGAAACGATCCAAGCCCTCTACAGCAGCGGCAACATCATTGCCGACAGCCTTGAAGTCAGCTACTTCGACCCAGCAGAGCGCGTACCGCCGCGCATTTCAGTCAAGTGGCGTGAAGAACGTGCGGTTTCAAGTGTCGACAGCAATGGCTTGTTCCCGTCTGTCCGCGAGGTAATCGTTCGTGAGGCAGGCACTGATCAATTAGCGCCGCTGGAGCAGATTGATCTATCCGATTTCTGCACCAGCGAGAAGCACGCGGTTGACCGGGCTAAGTGGGAATGCCGATTCCGCCGATTAGTCACCCACAGCGTTCGGTTCACGACCACACCGAGCGAAGCGGCAATGACAATTGGTGGTGTGATCAAAATTGGCGTTGAAACGATCACTTATGAACAGCCACAGAACGGTGCGATTGCTGCTGACGGCACGGTTACCAGCTGGCCACCGCTTGATGACGGTTTTCATGAGGTGTTGCTCTGGGATGGTAAAGGCACCCAGATTGAACAAACCACATTGAACATCTCTGGCGGCATCGCCAACCGAACAAACGCTGTCTTCTGTTTGCAGGGCTCAGTCGCCAACGCTCAGACGTATAAGTGCCAGGCTTTATCCTTTGATGAAGATGGCAACATTGAAGTCGAAGCCATTCATTGGCCAACGGACAACCAAGGCAATTCTCTGCTAACTCAAGATTTTGATGATGACTCGCTTTGGCAACTTGAAGGATTATTGAACCAATGACTGTCAACTTCCCAGCAATTGCCCCCACGTCTCGTCAGTATGACGTCGGTGAATTTCCTACCAAAAGATTCGACAGCATCAGTGGCGCTGGCATCACCCGTCTGTATGGCTCCAAGGCGTTCAACGCTTCTTTGACGCTTGAGTTTGTCCTTCCTGATGTTGACACGGCTTTGATCTTGGATTGCTACAACCAAGCCCGTGGTGACAGTGATGTGCTCAACCTGCCGTCTGAAATCTTTGATGGCATGAGCGCGGTATTGAAAAGTCAGATCCCTGCTCATTTGTCGTGGCGTTGGGGTGAGTCGCCCAAAATCCAATCACTGTTTCCTGATCAGTCGCGATTGCGTGTCCAGCTGATTGGAACGTTGGATGCCTAATTAGAATCAGTTCAGGCTTGAGGTAACCATGTCAGTTCGTACCGGTAGCAATGGTCAGCTGAGATGGCGTGGTGCAGCAGTCGCCCGCGTGCGTTCATGGTCACTCAACATTGAAAAAAATGCACTTGAAACGACGCCGGTAGGGGAGTTCAATCGAACGTATGTTTCTGGTTTGCGTGGTGCTACCGGCACGGCAGACATCATGTATGACCCTGAAGAGACCAGTGCGGTCAACTTGTTTAATGACGTGCTGAATGACTCACAGGAGCCATTAAGCAGCGTTGAATTCGTCCTTGACTCTGGGCAAAGCAAGGAGCTGTCTGGCACGGCAGTGCTGACCAACATTTCCACTAATGTCCAGGTTGGTGCGGTAACCGCCTGCAGCATTAATTTTCAGGTGTCAGGCCCTGTTACTGGCGGTTTTTAACCAATGGCGGTCTTAGGTGTCGAAGGCATGGTGCGGCTACGCCGTGAAGCACCTGATCCGCTGCTGTTGAGTAGCTCGACGTTAAGAGCTGATGTCGACAAGTTTGTTCTGAATACAACTGAATACTGGAGCGGTGATGAGGTCTATCTGTACGCAGAAGGCGGGCTGCCTTTAAAAGGCAAATGCGCCTATGGCGTTGCCGCTTATCAAGATGGCCGTTGGGATGTCGGTCCCAACAGAGTGCATATCGCTGATGATGGCGACAAGTTTTATCAGACCGATGACAGCAAGCGGTTCTATTGCGGCACTGGTATTCAAAGCGGTCAGTATTTTATTCACCGCGACACACTGAACAGACTGAGCCTGCACACGGATTACTGCTCTGCTGTTAATGGTGGCGACGCCAACCGTGTTGACCTTGCTCAATATGACTTCGGCACCATTTTGATGGCACCTGCCGGTACGCAGGATTACAACGATGCACTCGTTCAATGCTTGGCTGCTGCTGGGCCGTATCGATTCAGTGATGCCAGAGATGAAGTGACCTTGGAGTCAATCTGCAAATACGCTCCAGATTATGAAAAGCCAGTTGCTGGCACTGGTGAGTACGACGATGCAGACCTGCAGCCCAGGAGCTGGGTTGGTGGCTTCCCTTGGGTGATTCAGTGCCAGCTGAAGGAATGGTCCCTTGAGCTGGATGGCGCCGCTGTTGACACAACCCAAGTTGGCGAAAAGTTTGGCGAAAATGTCAAGTCAGTCGTGACAGGTGGCGGCACGTTTGACTTTTTCATTGGCGAGGCAGAAGCAACCTGCGGCAGTCAAGCCAAGGCCGTTGATCCGACATACCTGATGCAGTTACTGCTGATCACAGACAAAGGAGCGCGTGCTGATGCTGAGTTCCGTCTGATGGCAGCAAAAGAGCGTGACCTCTGCGGCAGCAACTGTTCACCGCTGTCACGAGGAAATCTTTATTACAAGACTCAGTTGTTGATCACCAAAGTGGCGGTCAATGTACGCGCCACTGAAATGATCGTTGGTTCAGCTGCCTTCGTCACCTCTGGTGAGATTGCAATGGCAGTTGGTATGGACTGATTAAGCTAAGCCTACGCAGGTATAGCAGTTCCAATGTCGATCATTACACCTGGCCAGCCCGGAGCGGTTGATCACATTGATTCGACACAGGCGCAGTTCCGCGGCCAGATAGCAGAAATTACTTCGACCGTCTTACGTCTTGGCGGTGGAGAAGTTGACAGCTCACCGACCACGACTTTGTATGTCAATAACGAAATTGGTAGTGATCGTTTTGTCTCAGGTATCGCTGATCCCACGGCTACTCCGCCACTGACAAATCAACAGATCACATGTGGATATTCAGAAAGCCAGCCCTTTCGCAGCCTGCAAAGAGCACTGATTGAAGCTGCAAGGTTGTCAATCAAGGCTGGTGTCAGCAATGACTTGTATGACCGTGTGGTCATTCGTGTTGCTGCTGGACAGCATCAAATTGATAATGCTGCAAGCACTGGTCTGACTGTCAATAGCTGGGGCACTGATAATGATCCAACAGCAGATGAGTTGAGGGCATTTAACTCTGATGACATGGGTGTCATCTTGCCTCGTGGTGTATCAATTATTGGCGGAGATTTGCGTAAGGCGGTCATCCTGCCGTCATCAGTGCCTGCCCCTAATTCTGACCCTAAGACAGACCGCGGCAGCATCTTCAAGACAACGGGAGGCAGCTTTTTCTTTAACTTTACGTTTAAGGATTCACCCGGCAATACGACAAGTCATCACCTGCTGCAATGTTTTAGCTTTTGCAGTGAAGTTGATCTTGATGAGTATTATCAAAAGATTGCTACTGCCTTTGGTGAGTCATCCAGTGACGTTGATATTGTAAACCCTGGTGAAACGCAAATTGCTTGTCCTTATCCCGACACGGCAAGTGCAATTACTGATACCACGGTTGGAAGTTCTGCATACGTTTTTAACTGTTCAGTTCGTTCAGATTATGGGCTCTGCGGCATGCTCCTAGACGGGGCGCTTACGACTGGATTGCGGTCAATGGTTTGCGCACAGTTCACAATTGTAAGTCTTCAGCGTGATATGAATGCCTGGGAAATTTACTCCAATGGGGCATGGCGTGTTCCAGCAAGTTACGATGAATATATTCAAACTAATATCAATGACGTTAGGGTCAGAATTGCTGGTGATTTTGACGTTACCACTGGTTGCTATGACGCCGATTATCGAAACTTCGGATTCAAGTTAATCAATGAATCTTTGATCCAAGAGGTTAGCTGCTTTGTCATCGGACCTGCAGTTCACCATTGGACCGCCTCCGGGGCCGAATGCACGATCACAAATTCTAATTCCAACTTTGGATCCTGCAGTCTTTTGTCCTCTGGGTTTAGAGGTATTGGATCTCAAGGTGGTGCGTTCACTCAAGATCAAAATTATGATTGCATCCGCGTACGTCGTCCGCTGCGTGTCCCAACAGATGGGTTCAACATTCGGCAGATTGCAATCGGTAATGTCAAAAGCTACGACGCCGCAACTGGTGTCATTGAGCTTCAGCGTCCGTTTAATCCAGAGACTGCTTTTGGTCGATACGGTTACAGCCTGAAGCAAGGTGACTTCATCTGGATTGAAAACCGCTTTCGTGATCAAGGTCCAGGTGCAGGCAATACACCACCTGAATCGATTGATGTTCGTGCTGCTCTTGCGGGTATCCCATATGACCCAGCAACTCCTGATCAAGTCAAGGTCACGACAAGCACAGCTGAGCCGGTCAACAACATTGGCACGATTGATCCTCTCAATCTTGTAGGCAAACGGGTTTACATCAGGCGGCTGGTTGATACCCGTACGCCTGAACAGCGTGAGTACAGCCTACTGGTGACGTCTTCCAGTCCTTCTTCAAGGCGCCCTGTCGGTAATTACGTTCTGCGCTTAGGTGGTCGCGCCAATGTTGCTGGTCAACTGGATCCAACCAACAATTCAGATGAACTGTTCCTGACCAGCACAATCCAGGACACTACTGCAGCGACTGGGACAAAAGCCTTCAAGCTGACTGTTCGCCCCGGTGATTCAGCATCTTCATTCAATAGCTCAACTTATTACAGGGTCGGTCAACCAGTCACACGCAATAACAGGATCTACCGCTCAAAGCGTAATGAAAAATTCACCACCTTCTCAGGTGATCAGTGGGAACCTTCCTTGGCAATGTTGCCTGATGCAAGGGGTATTGAGTTCCTGCGAGTTTCAGCAGCACCCACATTGCTGATTGATGCTGATCTATCCAATGATCCAGACAGCACGGATCTTGGCATTGATCAATCGTCTTATCCTCCCCTTGTTAATCAAGTGCGATCTAGCACTGATTTTCTGGGTGTTGGCTTGTTAATGCACGCTCTTGGTTATGCAAAATCAGACATTGGTATTGACGAGAATGGTGATTTGACAGGCACTGTCCTTGAGGCACAGACAGAAGCTAATCGTGATTGGAACCCTGCTGATCCTGGTTCGCCAGTCCCTGCAGGGAAATTAAGTGCAAGAGACAATTGGCCGCTTGAGTTTAATCGTCCAAGCTTAATTCGTAGTTTTGCTCACGCCTATGAATGGGTTGGCGGAAGCAACTATTCAAAAGCGATGCCGAAATATCAGCAGTCGCCTTTGTCTAGTCAGAACAAGATTGATGTCTTTGCCGTTAACCTTTTAGGTGGCCGTGTTTACAACACTGGTTTCACCGAAGATGGCTTGCTTGTTCAAGGCAATACCATCACAGACCTGGGCACCAATACAACGGTCAACAGTGAAATTGCAGGACTTGGCGCACTGTCTGGTGATCCCGACTTCCCAACGATTCCAACTGAGTTTGAAACTCTAGGGATTACAAAGTTACTGACATCATCAACCCGCACTGAGCTGAACGGTGTGGTTGACATCAATGGCATCGTTGAGGGTTCCATTGCATGGGCTGAAGGGATCCTGCCTGAAGCAACCGAGGAGACGAAAGGCATTATTGAACTTGCCTCTGATGTTGAAGTCGCTGGTATCAGCACCGCGTTCCCTAATGGCACCAATGCGGTTACGCCAAAAGGATTGGGGTCGGTGCGTGGCGCTGTTGACGGCCTTTGCGAACTGGATGACACCGGCAAGGTGCCGATTGGGCGCATCCCAGCCCTCCCGCCTGATGATCTGCCTGATGCGTCGACGACCCAGCGGGGCATTGTCGAGCTGGCAACAGACGCCGAGACCCTGGCATTCACTGATGATGAGCGTGCTGTAACGCCCGAGAGCCTGGGCAGCACTCGGGGTGCCGTTAACGGTTTCGCCAGCCTGGAGAACGGGAAAATTCCTGTCGCACAGCT